ATAAAAACTAGTGTTAGCCCCATTTGAACCTGCGTCATTGTGAATTACAACCCCAGTAGGGTTATGACCGCGAACGCCGGCGTTAGTTATATTCATTCTTTTTTGTCCTCCGTTTGCTCTTCTTCAGCTTCAGGAATACTTACACCATTCTTTTTAATAAGTTTAACTAAACCGTCAAACATAGGGCTGATTTTTGCAATCAAATAAATAAATTGACCTACAAAGTATAGCAAACCTACATTAATCACTGTTTTAGCGATATCAGAAGTTGAGGGTGTTTGTGTAAAGTAAAAGACTACGTATAAAACCCATAGCGCGAAGACTACCGTCAAATCAATCACAAGTCTATGTTTGAAAGGTGGGTTCATTGCTTCTCTATCTTTGACCCACGTAGCGAATAAAATCGCTAAAATTAAGATAGTCATTAAAATCATTCTAGTTACCATTTTATATTTGCTTTCTATTTTTATGCTGGGAATGAATCACCAGTGAAATATGTTACTGTTGCCCTGAAATTATTTCTTATTGGAACAGTATTTCCGCCATAAGTAATTGTTCCGTCAGAACTCAAATCAAAGAACGCAAACGACTGACCTTGGCACGTTACTTGGCAAGGGTGTTGCGAACGTGGTCTAAAACCTTCAGGAATCTTTTCATTCATCACTTTTCCTTGAGGGATTGCCCCAGCAATATTTGCCCCATGAATACTTAAAGTAATTGCCTCTCCGATACGTTCAGCTGTTGCATTTACCCCATAGCCCATAGGGAAAGATTTTGTTGCGACTTTTCTAGTTAGAGTTCCGTCAATTCTTGCGTTACCGCTTAGTGTTACTTCATCTAAACTTGTTACTTGTTTCGGTTTTTCGGCTTTTATAACTCCTGTTCCGCTGGTTGTTATAATATCTATCAAAACTTTCAGTACACCAGAACTATTATTTATATCAGTTCGGTTGCTATTGTTTATAGTTTCAGCCGATAAGCTGACAGGACTAGTAGTTTGAGTCAAGTCAATATTTGCATGGATATAATTGGCAGAATTAGCCTTTAGAGCTATCGTCTCATTCAATAGTTCAAAATATCTTCCTCCTGCTACAATGGAAGTGTTAGTGTATTGCACGTTAAGGGCTGTATTTAATGGCTCTGACCAGTCTTTTCGCCTGATAGTTCCATAGTCCATTCCTGTCAACATCATATATAGCTTTCCGTCATTATTTGAACCGACTGGGAACTCTGTGCCATTTGGACTGAAAAACGTGAAGTTTTTAATTGTCATTTTTAACCTTTCTTGAAATTATTTTCGCTTTATCTAAAACTGGGTTATCAGTAATTGATAGCTCTAATAATCTAAATTTTCTACCGCCATACGGATAACCACCAATTGATACAAATTGACCGACATCGTACAAGAGCGTAGTTTCGATTCTAAGCGTGTTTTTGCTATTATAGTATACTTTACCAGATAAAAGTTCTAAGTGGTCTTTACGTAGTTCTCTGTACCCTCTGAAGCTATCTATTATATATCTGTCGCCATAAGTAGCTACATACTCATACAACATTCGGTTTGTCCCCACTTTCTACAAAGATAAGTCTATCATTGAACTCTGTTTTAACTCTGTCGGCTATGTAACCTGAATACAGTTTACCCTCGTACCAAATATCAACCAAGTCATTAACATACAAAGGCAATAGTTCATTTTGATTAAAGATTAATCTTGTGACGATTGTAGAGGGTGAAATTTCTGCTTTAATAGTAGACATGTCTGGAGGATTTCCGTGGTCATCTCTATCATAAAATAATGTTTTAGCTGTCCTTACATCTGGCAAGTCTGTTCCGTCTCCATGATAAGTGCTATAATCAATGACATCGCCGTTATTTTTTGCTGTGTACATTTTAGGAAGGTCTATGTAGTCGTCTGCTTCCTTATTTTTGATAAACACAACAGCAAAGTTATAAGCTGAACGTTCTACTATTGTTTCGGTTTCTACTGCCACACTTTGCTTAATGTCTACCCTTGTCGTGATTCTACGTCTATTCCAGCTTCTAGAAGCGAAGTTAATGAATAACAAGTTTCTAGGGTCTGTTTCAGATGAAGCATGTTGAATAGTTGTAGTGGGTTGAAATTGAACTTTGGAAAATATCCTCTTAGCTACGTCATGAGCTGATGAAGTTTCCGCTTTTCGGTTAATTGTAGCCTTCCCAGCGAAAATACTTGAATTAAAGAAATAACCATAGCTCATTAAATCATTTTTATTAGGGTCAATTAGATAGTCAATGATAGCAAAGTTTGTCGTTTTAGTTATTGCGTTCGGAACATCAAGACCTTCAATCATTGCCCAAAAATAGTTCTTTAATGTAGCTTTGTTGTTTTCATCTACACTTGTTACAAGATAAACCATATCTAAGTTCAGCTTTTTCTTTTGACCTAGAGCTTCCTCGATTGGAACAACTTCAGGAAATAGAATTTGAACAATATCGCCAACTTCTACCGAAACTGTCAATGTAGCTGATGAAGTGTAAAGGTAACCTGTTTCCCACAATTCGTAGTTAATAACTTGACATCTTGATTTAGGTATCGGAAGACCTCTTTTGTCTTTTTTACCATTAGGAAGAATAAAGTCAGATACATTATAGTAGTTAGGGTTAAAGTTATCATAAACATTAGCTTCTAACATCAAACGAAGTCCGCCTTTCTCTTGATTTTAAACTCTGCCTTACTTAAGTTGATTAGCTCCATTTGGCCTTTTTCAATTATACGAGTTCTGTATCTCTCAAAGTCCATTACAGGGAATAAATTTAATGAAGACGTTCCGTTCCAGCCTTGATAAATTTCATCATTTACATCTGTATTTATTAAAATATAATTCTGTACCTGTTCCGTCTTAAACACAATTGCAGTATATTCATTTCCAATATCATCTAAAAACCTAACTCCAGTAGGTGTTTTAGGAAGTTTTGGATATAATATCCCCATAAAACTAAATATTTCATCTTTTATATCCCAACGACTTAATCGTTCTATATCTGATTCTCCGTAATAAGTATATGATTGATTTTCTATATAATTATATCCAAAATATTCACTTATATCAGCAGTTGTGACTTCATTAGCTGAGGGCAAGTATGGAGTAGCGGTTGAGCCGTGCTCCCATTTATGTCCTGCATTCCATATATCTAACCCTGCACCGTTAGTAATGACCTCATATCTAACAAATGCTATGTCACCAGCTTTCAAAGTTATTGGAAAAGTATCAACTTTCCAGTCAAAATTTGTATCCATATCAATTGTGGTAGTTTGTTTGTCTGACCAATTTATATTTACCCACCGTCTAATAGTTCCGCCCTTACCTGAGCTTTTTAAAAATGATGAAAAGGTATAAGTACCGTTAGTTGGTACTTTCCAAACTTTATAAAAACCCGATCCTTTACCAGTTCGTTTTTTAACAGTTAAGCCTTTATATGTTCCGTCATTGCTCCAACCACCTAGATTTTTCCATCCTCCACTAAAGTCTTTAGTTCCGTCCAACAAGTTCAAGTTAGGTAAGTTCAAAGAGGGACTTAATTTTAGCCTATTATAGTTTTGTAAAGGTGTTTCGCTCTCTTTATATCCACCGTAAATTTTAGACTTACCCGAAAGAACTTTACCGTTTTGAATTTTGTCAAAAGTTAAATTTTCGTAAGTGTACCACTTTGTTACTATATCGAAGGTTATCTTTTCGCTGAAAGTTCCATTCTTTCCGTAACCCTCTGTCTTTGTGACATCTGCTAAAGCTAAATCAGCATACACCTGAAAAATCTCTGTTTGATATTCAAGTGTAACGAATTTTTTGTTAAGAATATCGTTTACGAAGTCTTTAATTAATTGATAGTTTTCTTCTAAACTTTCTCCAAACGTTTCCAACTTGAATTCTATTTGAGGTTGATTAATTGAGCGTGTTCCCATTACTCCGATGCCATTACTTTGCCAAATATTATTAGTTGATTGTAACCCCAAATTAGAGGGCTGATAAAATCTAACTTTTCCATTTGTAACGTCCCAAACTTTATCATCTGTTCCGTCTAAGTTGGTATGTATTTTGTACTGTCTTACCATTAAGCCCTCCCTAGTTCAAATTCTCGTCTGATTG